ACTTGAACACAAGTGATGCTAGGCTTTCGCCTGCTATTGATCTAGATCATGCATCAGTTATTTTTGTTTCTAATAGAGCAAACCAACCAATTAGCAACTACAAGAGCGACGTTAGAGTTAAGGATATTCCTAATGATCCTAATAGTCTTATGTACGTTACTAAGAATATCGTTCTTGAAAATCCTGCTACATCTTTGAGAGTCTTTATTGATGGATACGTCTCTAACTTCAATGATGTTAGAATGTTCTATGCTGTTAATCAGGATCTTCCAGCGGAAGAATGTATCTTTACACCATTCCCTGGTATCAACAATACCGATGAGTTTGGAAAGGTCGTTCAACCCTTTAATGCTGATGGTGGACCTGATGTGTTTATTCCCAAATCGGACATTTACACTCAACTACCTTCCTTGAATTTGTTTAAGGAGTATAAGTTCTCCATTGATGAGTTAGACCCATTCAACTTCTTCAGAATCAAGATTGTCGGAACATCAACAAACCAGGCGATTGTTCCACAATTTAGAAACTTTAGAGTCATTGCCGCAGTATAATGGAACGATTACCAGTAGAAGGAAAAGATGGTCTCTACCGCGATACAAGCAGTAGAGCCATCATCAATACAAACAAAACTGACTATACCAACTATATGAATGCTAGAAATAGACTCAAATCTGAAAAAGAAAGAGTCGATCAACTAGAAGATAAAGTTGATGAAATTAAAGGTGATTTAGATGAAATCAAATCTTTGCTGAGGTCACTAACAAATGGCTAATAATACAATCACCTTTGACCCCACAGTAAGGACACCCTATGGTGTCAATCTTACAATGTATACCGGTGCTGATTTTGAAGAGACATTCAAGATTTTGAACAACGATAGGTCAAACTATGATTTGACCTCTCATACGGTGCATTCAAGAATGATGAAATCCGCTGGTCAAGCAGCGTCGATGGATGTAGTGGCAAACTTTACAGAATCAATTACAAGTGCTAGTGCTGGTGAATTTAAGATTACATTACCTGATACCACCAATAGACAAATAAAGGGTGGAAGATATGTATATGATATCTTTGTTTCCGTAGGAAGTAGCGTTTATAGTATTGCCAGAGGCAATATCAATGTTTATACTGGGATTTCTACGACCTAACTAAATAGTAAAAAAGTAATGTCTCATAATGGCGCAACCATCCACTAGACAAGAACTTATCGATTATTGCTTAAGGCAATTGGGTGCTCCAGTTGTTGAAATCAATGTTGCTGAAGAACAACTGCAGGATCTAGTTGATGATGCGGTACAGTTTTTTCAAGAGAGACATTTTGATGGAGTAACACAGGTATATCTTAAATATCAAATAACTGAAGAAGATGTTAAAAGAGGAAAAGCAAGACCTCCAGGTGCTCCGCCTAACGATGTTGGCGGAACAACAGGTATAACTAATATCACAGCATCTGCTGACATTGGTGGAGATAATACAACATTTACATACTATCAAAATAGTAATTACATACAAATTCCTCCCTCAATTATTGGAGTTAATAAAATATTTCAATACAATGAGGGATTATCATCGGGAATGTTTAATTTGAAGTATCAGTTGATGCTTAATGATATTGTTGGTCTACAAGGAAGTGGATCAACTGGATATGATCTTACTTCGTATTCAATGACTATGGGGTACATAGAAACAATAAACTTTTTACTTAATACTCATAAGCAGATTAGATTTAACCAAAGACAAGATAGAATGTATCTTGACGTAGATTGGTCAGAATTAAAAGAGGGAGAGTTTATAATTATTGATTGTTGGTCAGTCATGGATGGTAATGATTATCCAAGAGTATGGAACGATTCTTTCATCAAACCGTATCTAACGTCCCTAATCAAGCGTCAGTGGGGTCAAAACCTCATGAAGTTTACTGGAGTCAAACTACCAGGTGGTATTGAATTTAATGGTAGACAGATTTATGACGATGGTCAAAGAGAACTCGACGAAATCAAAGCAAAGATGTTGAGCACATACGAGTTACCACCACTCGATTTGATTGGTTGATGATATGCTTAATCCATTTTTTCAGAACGGCACATCAGGCGAGCAAAGTTTAATCCAAAGCCTGGTCAATGAACAGATTAAAATGTATGGTATTGAGGTATATTATATGCCTCGCAAATACCTGACGAAGTTTACTGTAATCAAAGAAGTAATTCAATCAGAGTTTGACAATGCCTATCCTATTGAGGCATATGTGGATAGTTATGATGGATATGGCGGTGAAGGCACTATCCTCTCAAAGTTTGGCATTCAGGAAAAAGATGATCTAACACTTATCGTCTCAAGAGAAAGATTTGAAGATTATATTACACCATTAATTAAGAATTTACCCAACGTTGAGTTGGCAACCAGACCCAAAGAAGGAGATTTGATTTACTTCCCTCTAGGTGAAAGACTGTTTGAAATCAAATATGTAGAGCATGAGCAACCCTTCTATCAACTTCAAAAGAACTACGTTTATCAGTTAAGATGTGAGCTGTTCAGATATGAAGATGAAGTTATTGATACCGGTGTTGAGACCATTGATGATGAGATTGAACAAATCGGACATATGACTACACTGCGACTCCTGGCAGTCGGTGTAGGCACACAAGCAACAGCAAACGCTAGTATGTGTACTGGTGGTTCAGTTGGAAAAGTTATTTTATCTAACATGGGTAAGGGTTATGTTGACCCACCCCGTGTAGCGTTCTCATCTGCTCCAGATGGAGGTACAACAGCAGTTGGTTTCGCCTCACTATCATTTGACTATGTTGGATGCGATGGACAGACCGGTAGAGTCGTATCCATTAATCTTACAAATGCTGGATGTGGATATACAGAAACACCTCTAGTTACATTCCATAGTTCCAAAGGAAGTGGAGCAGCAGGAACTTCTATTCTTGTTCCTACCACATCTGTACAATCCGTCTCTATTGCTAATAGCGGTGGAGGATATTTAAGAGCACCCGAAGTTGGTATCTCTACACCTAAACATGTTGGTGCTGCTGCTACAGCAACCATTGAATACCCTATCGGAACAGGTTCAAGTGTAATCGCTGGTACTGTTAGTGTTGGCATCGCTACTTATCTGTTCCCGCATGGAACAACAGGTGGTGTTTATTACAAGCAAGCACCTACTGTAACTTTTGCTAGTCCAACTGGATCAGGAGATGCTGCTACAGCAACAGCAATTATGGATCCCATCTCTCTCGCAGGTGGTACGGTTAAGAAAGTTTCAATTGGCGATAGTGGTAGATTTTATACTAGTCCTCCAACTGTAACTATTAGTCATCCAGGAACAAGTGTCGCATCTGCTACCATTGATAATGGTGGAGGTATTGATGGATCTAGTATTGATGAAAATTCAGTAGCATTTACTACAACTGGCAGAGCATATACAACAGCACCAACTGTTAGTATTGGAATAGGTACAGGAACAGATACACCATCAGAAGTTGCCATTGGTATTGCTACTATTCATCCAATCCTTGGTATTGTAACGGCAGTTGGTTTCAATACTGCCACCAAACCCTGGTGTGTGGGAACAGGAGCAACAATTGGCGCTGGATATACAGTGAGACCAACTATCTCTTTCACTGGTTCTACAGGAGCATCAGCAGCAACAGCGACGGCAACAGTTTCTATCGCTGGAACTGTTAGTACTATATCTTTGGGCAGTAGTGGATTTGGTTATGTATCTACCCCAACTGTATCTGTTGCAGGACCTGGTGGTATTAGTACAGAGTTTCTTGCTACTGGTATTGCCACAATTAGGTATGATTCAATCAAGACAGAAGGAACAATTGGTATTGGTTCAGCAGTAATTACTGGTATCAATACGACCAATATGATCATTGGCGATAGAGTTCGTTTAGAAACAGGATATGATCATCCACAACCTTCTATTCAGATTATTCCATCAGATACATTTGTAACAAGTATTGGTTCATCATTAATTGTTGTCAACAATTCAACTACTGGTATTGCTACAACCACTAGGACAGTAGAGGTTGGCATTCAAAATTGTGGTATTGTGACTGGTATTATTGTAACATATGGTGGAGGAGGTTATTTGACCGCACCCACTGTCACTATTAGTAATGATACATCAGAAAAGAATTATTCTACTGAAGTAGAGGGTGTAGTTAGAGCGACTGGGATTAGTAGTATCAACACTGCTGGATTTGTAACTTCTATTCTTCTATCTGATGCTGGTGCTCAATATGTATTAACACCAGAAGTTGTAATTGAAGTTCCTTCTTACGTTGGTGTTACAACTTCAAGTGGTTCGTTCGTATACAATGAAATTGTAACAGGCGGAACATCAGGAGCAACAGCAAGAGTCAAAGAATATGACGCTGTAGCAAATACCCTTGAGATTGCTATTGTTAGCAAAGAATTTGTTGCCGGAGAATCAATCACTGGTTCTGAATCTGGGGCAGTTGGAGTCGTCAGTAAAGTCGGTACAGATGTTGGATCTTATGATGAGGTTACACCATTTGCCGATAATGATAACATAGAAAGAGAAGCAGACTCTATTATAGATTTTAGCACTAAAAATCCTTTCGGAATGCCTTAACAATTAATAAGGTTAAATAGTACTATATTCGTATAAGAATGGGGAGCAATGTTTGAATATTTTTATAACGAGATCTTAAGATCGACCATCATTGCTTTTGGTTCGTTATTCAACGACATACAGATAAAACATAAAGATGGTGATGATGATGTTTGGAGTGTGATTAAAGTTCCGCTTGCTTATGGTCCTACACAGAAGTTTTTAGCAAGATTAGAACAGACTCCTAAACTAAACACTCCTGTTCAGATGACACTTCCGAGAATGGCATTTGAATTTATTGATCTAGTTTATGATCCCGAAAGAAAAGTATCAAAGACATCAAATTTTGTAGCAACATGTGCTGATGGTACAGAAGTAAAAAAGGCATATATGCCTGTGCCATACAACATGACATTTGAGTTGTCAGCAATGACAAAACTCAATGATGATATGCTTCAAATTACTGAACAAATTCTTCCTTATTTCGCACCAAGTTATACGATTCCCATTAAAGTGCTCGGTTGTGTGAATGAGGTTATGAATGTTCCTATTGTGATGGATAATATCACAATGGAGGATGACTATGAGGGGAATTTTGATACAAGAAGGGCATTAGTCTATACATTTAGATTTACTGCCAAAGTTAATATGTATGGTCCTGTTAGAGATGTGTCCTCTAGCATCATTGATAAGGTCAACATTGGATATATTGGTGGTTCTAGATCTATTGTTAAGGGATCTGCCCCATCTTATGAAAGAGACGTTAATTATAAAGTTGTACCAAGAGCACTCAAAGATTACGACGGTGTTATTGTTACTAACTTGGCAGCAGATATTACCGATGATGATACTGTAATTGAAGTTCTTGATGGAACGAAGATTACGGTAGATACTGATATCTACATTGATGAAGAATTGATGTATGTTAGAAATATTACTGGCAATAAACTAACTGTTGATAGAGCAAAAGATCAAACGACTCTCCAAACTCACGTTTCTGGAGCAGCGGTACATGGAATCACAGTTGCTGATACTTCGTTTATTGAAGTTGGAGATAACTTTGGATTCGATGGTGGATTTATCTAATGACTATTATGACAAAAAAGTATGACAAGTTGGATGAAACCTTTGACGTTGAATCGACAGAAATAGTAAAAGAAAAGGTTGATAGTAAAATCGAACAAATTAAATCTTCCTCTGAAGATATCCGTAAAGATTATGAATATACGAGGGGCAATCTCTACTCGATTATTGAAAAAGGTCAAGAAGCAATAAACGGTATTCTTGAACTTGCTCAAGAAAGTGAAATGCCTAGAGCATATGAAGTTGCTGGTCAACTCATCAAAAATGTTTCTGATGCGACAGATAAATTGATGGATCTTCAGAAAAAACTGAAGGATGTCAATGAAGAAAAAGATCAAAAAGGACCTACTACAGTCAACAATGCTTTGTTTGTTGGTTCAACTGCAGACTTACAGAAAATGCTGAAGAACGTTTCAGAAGGGGATAAATAAGATATAATAGAAAGTCTTTTACAAGGATGGAATCGTTTAATAATGAAATTTTATCAGACTTTTTTGTTCTCGTAGACTCTGAGAATAAGAAAAAAGTTGAAAATAATATCGAAGAAGAGAAGAAGAAAAAGGATATTATAGGAGAGGTGTCTCTTGATGGACTTTTTGCGTCTATTTCAGAGGAAAAAAAGAAGGTAAAGAAGAAAAATAAGGAAATAATAGGGGATATATCTCTTGATGATCTGTTTTCATCGCTTTCAGAAGAAAAAAAGAAGACTAAAGAAATAGAGATCAACAAAAAACAAGAATTAGAGCAACTTAAGAAGGAAGCAAAAGTATTTGAGTCTTTCTTATTTGATGAAAATCAGAAAGAAGAAGAAAAACCCCAAAAACCAACAAAAATCAAACGCAAATCCTCCAAAAAAGCGACCACTACAGATAAAAAAGAAGAAAAAGAGGAGATTAAAGAAAAAGTTGATGAAAATCTTCAAAAATCAATCGATATTCTTAATAAATTAGTACCTAAAGAAGAAAGGATTGATGAATCTGAGACAGAAATTTCAATATTAAAGCGTGAGGTAGATCAATTGCGTAAGATGGTCTACGAGACTGTCAGAACTGCCGCTGCTCAAGGTGGTGGTGGTGAAGTTCGTTTGGAGTTCTTGGATGATGTTGACAGAGACAGTGCCAAGGTCAATGACAAGGTACTTAAGTATCAAACATCTACTGGTAAGTGGGTTGGTGCTGATGCAGGTAGTGTAGTTGATTTGGGACCACTTACAAACATTGCTGCAGCATCAACAACATCAATTGATAATGGTATGACTTTGGTCTTTGATGCCGCATCTGGTCAATTCATTGCATCCACTGGTTCCTCTGGTAATGCAACATCTATTGCAGGATATGCAATCACAGGTACACCTAGTGACAACGATGTTCTTACATTCAACGAACCAGGTAGTGTGTGGGAATACGATTCACCATTCACTATTGTTGATTTGTCTGATGGTGTTCAGGATGGTCATCAAGACTATGGTAGTTTTAGTTAAGTACTTATACTAAATATAATATAGGATAATTAGTAGGATACTACATGGCATCTCCAACCCTCAAGTTTAAGAGAGGCGCATATGCTGACCTACCAACTTTAGCAGTTGGCGAACCCGGTTTTACCACTGATAGATATCAACTATATGTTGGTTCTCCTACCGGCAACCAACTTGTTGGTGCAGGAGAATTCTGGAGTTTGAATTCTAATATCGTTGGTGGTGGCATTAAACTATATGAAGGTACCAATAATGGTACAGATTTTATTGAGTTAAAGGCAAATGATTCCCTGAGTGGTATTACCACATATTCATTTCCAGTTGCTGGAAGTAGTGGCCAATTCCTCAGAATTCAAAGTATTACAACCATTAATGGTGACTCTACTGTTGGTTTAGGTTGGCAGGATGTAATTACAGATCTTGTTGAAGATACTTCTCCACAACTTGGAGGAAACCTTGACCTCAACAGTCGTAATATTACTGGAACAGGTGACCTTAACTTTACCGGTGGTATCACTCTTACTGGTAGTATCATTGTTGGTGGTACTGTTGATGGTAGAGATGTTCTAGATGATGGACAAGCTGGTGATAATCTGGTAACTCTGAGTGGTGTTGCAAGAGATGCAACTAACCTTGGAACATTTACTGGTACAACAATTGCTGATAATGTTGGTATTAAAACCGCATTACAAGAATTAGAAACAGAACTTGAAACTATTGCTGGTGGTGGTGCACAAGCAACATCTATTGCGGTTGGTGCTACTGACACAGATTCGTCACACTTCCTGACATTTGTTGATTCAAATAATACAAGCCCAACACAAGAATCTGTAAAAACTGACGCTGGTATTTCTTACAACCCAAATAGTAACATCCTGACTGTTGGTTCTCTGGATGTAACAAACGATATCACTGTTGGTGGTACTGTTGATGGTAGAGATGTATTGGATGATGGACAGGCTGGAGACAACCTTGTAACCCTTTCTGGTGTTGCTAGAGACGCTACTAACCTAGGAAGTTTTACTGGTTCTACTATCAGTGATAACCTAACTGTTAAGGCAGCTCTTCAAGAAGTTGAAACTTCACTTGAAGGTAAGTTGGAAAACGTCGCTGAAGACACTTCTCCACAACTTGGAGGAGACCTTGACCTGAGTTCCAGTGACATCACCGGAACAGGTAACATCAACATCACTGGTACTATTCAGGGTACTTCTGTTGAAGCTACTACTGTCTATGTTGACGTTGGTGTCGGAAACACTGACTTTGAGAACGTCATTCTAACTTCTGCTGGTACCGATGGCCAGGGATCTTTAATAACTGATATCGATCGACATTTATCGTACCGTCCTAGTGACAACACGTTTTGGGCTAATCGGATGATCAACCCTCAGCGCACTGCTTCTGAGGAACTGACGATCTTCCCGATCAGTAACATGGCTGGATACGAAAGTGATTATCCTTCGGCAGTTAAGATCACCGCGATCAAAGACGAAGACAATATGTCTTCCAACAGTGCCACTTCACTTGTTACTCAACAGTCTGTGAAGGCTTATGTTGATAGTGAAATTACAGGTGTTGCTGTTACCTTTGCTGTTGCTGCCGATACTGGAACTGCTGGTATTGTTACAACTGGTACCACACTTACTATTAGTGGAACTGCTAACGAAGTTGATACTGCGGTAGCAAACAATGTAATTACTATTGGTCTTCCAGATACCGTCAGTATTACAACTGAACTCAATGTTCCTACGGTAGATACTGGAGCAATAAGAGCCGCAGATGGAACTGCAGCACAAACAATTGCAGATAGTACTGGTAAGGTAACTACCTCTACTGATCAAGAAGTTCAAGGAACCTTTACTGCCGCATCTGCAGCAATATTTCAAGGTGATACCGATATTGGTGATCAGACCTCTGATACAGTTACTATTACTGCCAGAGTTGATTCAAATTTCATTCCATCTACTGATGGTGTAAGAAGTCTCGGTAGTAGTTCACTGAACTGGGATCAAGGATATATTGATAAAATGCATGGTGATAGTAGTACTATTACTGGTATTGCAACCGCAGGTGAATTTAAGGGAACAACTCTTACTATAACTGGTGGTGGTTCATTTGGTGGTAATGTAGAAATTACCGGTAACTTGTCTGTTGGTGGTTCTGTTACGAACATCGACGTTGAAGATTTGAGAATTGTTTCTCCTGTTATTGAACTGGGTCTTGAAAGACTTACTGATGGTTCTCTTCAACCACCTTCAAACGTAACTACTTACAACAGTGGTGTTGTAATGTACTACAACCACGTTGGTATTAACTCCACTAATGCTCAGATTGCGGCAATGTTTGCCAAGGTCAAAGAAGGTGGTGATATGAGGATTGGTTTTGCAACTGATGTCACAATCACTACTGTTGGTGCTGGTGACTCTGTTGCATCTGTTGCTGCATGGGCAGAAATCGAAGCTAAAGGATTGTGGATTAATGACTGTGCGGGTGTTTCTCAGGTTATTTCTTGTTCAGATTCTACAAGATTGCTTGAGAACATCACTGTTGATGGTGGCACATTCACCTGATAATATCTGACAACTCAATAAATAGAGGGGACTAAGAAGGTCCCCTTTTTTTATGGAACAAGCTGAACTTAATTTTTATATTAAAACACTTCAGAAGAAAATGAATGATTATTTTACACAAAGTATTATACTTGAGTCAAAGATTGCTTACCAGAACGATATTATTTCACAACAGAATGATAAGATTACTGAGTTGAATGGAGTTGTTGAGGAGTATCAGAATCAGATTAAGAATTTTGATGAGACTGTGAAAAAGTCTGCGAGTCGTACCACTCGTAAAAAAACAGAATCACCATCTGATGGGGGTACATTCTAAATAGGTATATCTGTTATATAACAGATTAAAGGTATATACCGCTCGATATAATGGCAAACCCAAAGATTAAGTTTAAGCGATCGGCTGTCGCATCAAAACGTCCTTCGCTTTCAAATTTAGAGTTAGGCGAGTTAGCTCTAAACACTTATGACGGTAAACTCTTTACAGTACAAGACACTGGTGGTGTCGGTATTGCCACGACGGTAACTTTAATCAATCCCTGGAATGAAACTTACGGGGAAAATAAAATATCTTATGCTGGTGATATTAATATCAATGACCTTGATGGTCAGAATATATTCATTACAGGTGTAACTACATCTATTGGTGGATTTATTCTTAGAAATCCGAATGCCGATAACTACTCAAGAAATCAAAGACCACCAGATTATTCGGATAATAGTGGTCCACCCACAATGGATGAAAATCCAATTGCGGCTGGTATCTATGCTGACGGTAGTGCTTCTTTCTCTGGAATTGTAACTGCTTCGAGTGGTTTTGTAGGAGATTTAACTGGTGATGTAACAGGTAGTCTAACCGGAACTGCTTCTAATTCAAATACTGTTGGTGGTGTTACATCGAGTTTTCTTTTAGACTACACCAACTTTCAGAACACACCAACCATTCCAACCAACAACAATCAGTTGACGAATGGTGCTGGTTATATCACAACATCATTTACAAATACCAGTCAACTAACTAATGATGTTGGGTTCATTACTAATGTTGTATCTGGTGTTCTAACTGCTACAACATTTTCAGGCACTCTGAATGGCAATGCCTTAACAGCAACTACTGCTGGTTATGCTCACACTGCTGGTATTGCCACTGTTGCAACTAATGCACAAGGTCTGACTGGCATTCCAAATATTTCAGTTAACAGTCTCACTGTTCAACAGGCAGATATCAATGGTATAGCAACCTTCCACAACAAAGTACATCTGTTAGACGATGATGTATTACATGTTGGTGGTTCAGAAGGTGATACCGGCGATTTACAGATATATCACGATACTAACAATAGTTACATCAAGGATGCTGGTACAGGTGTTCTTAGAATTCTTGGTGATAACACAACATTCAGAAATAGTACTAATAACAAAACCTCTGCAACATTTAATGCTGATGGTGCCGTAGATTTATATTACAATAATAGTACAAAGTTTGAAACTATTGCTACTGGTGCAACAGTTTATGGAACAATGTTTGCCACAGCATTTAGTGGTGATGGTTCTGGTCTTACAAATGTAGGTATGGATACATCAAATGTGTCTGCCAATACTTTAGTTGTGAGTGGTGTATCTACATTTACTGGTGATGTTAATGCCAATAATGTATCAGTTGGTGGTACTTTATCTCTTAGTGGTTCTGGTTCTCAATTTTTTGCATATAACGAAGATACTATTAAAGTAAAATTTGCAAACTGGTACTCATCTAATGACCGCCAATATGGTATGGGTCAATTATGGTTTGAAACTTGGTTTGGTGCTATTGATAATCAGGCTGCAAGAGCTAACAGAAGAATTGGTTTTTATCTTGAGGAGCCAAATGCAGGTTCTACTGATTCTGGAACACCAGGTCAACATCCTACCAATGATAGAGCACATATTGATATTAATGGTTTATATGTAGACAATAATTTAGAAGTTAATGAAAACTTACTAGTTGTTGGTATTGCAACTTTTCAAGGTAATGTTAGTATTGCAGGAACTCTGACATATGAAGATGTAGAAAATATTGACTCTGTTGGTCTTATCACTGCAAGGTCTGGTGTAAGAATTACTGGTGGTGGGTTAGATGTAGTTGGAGTATCTACATTCAATAATGACATTTATGTAGACCAGATTAGAAGAAAGACTGACAATAGTTCAAACACAAAAATCCAGTTGAATGCTGGACAGATGAAACTTTTTGCAGGTAATGGAACTACTGCAAAAATATCTCTGAATGGTACAGTTGCAATTACAACAAATACTACAGTAACTGGAATTCTAACCGCAACATCATTTTCTGGTGATGGTTCTACTTTATCAAATATACCTACATCAATTATTGCTGGTGACAATATTAGTGTCAGTGGTTCTACTGGTGCAGTTACAATTACTGGTCTAGCAAACACTACCAATGTTTCTGCTGACACTTTAGTTGTATCTGGAATATCAACACTGGGTGTTGTAACTGGTGCAACTTATTATGGTGATGGTTCAAATTTAACAGGAGTCGCCAATACCGCAAATGTTATATCAGATACAATTCAATCTGGTATTATTACAGCAACAGAACAATTCTATCCCCCTTCACTTACTACAGTGGAGAGAGATGGATTATCATTTAATGCTGGAGCATTTATTTTTAATGAGACAGAAAATAAACTCCAGATGTATCTTGGTGGTCAGTGGAAGAACCTTGCCTTTGAACTTGATTCTTACTCTGTTGTAGGATTATGAGAAGGTAATTGACTTTCTCTCAACAGTTGGAGAACCCTTGACAGCAGTGACTCCACTTCCATCCATAGTAATATAGACATCTACATCACTATATTCGCTCCAGGAAGCAACATTTCTATCTCTGAATGTAGAGACACCCACAACATCAGTAGCACTGATATTACCATTGTTAGCAATCCACATATCTCTGATTCTGAATGGCCAAGGCATCCCATCAGGATAAGCATTAATGATTGTTCCACCATTCTGGTTTGTTGTATCACCAAAAGTCAGAACTGGGTTGGTAGTTGCAGAAGAACTCAAGTAAATTCCAGGACTTGTTGATGTAATTTTCTCAACACCGTTAATATACATTTTGTAGTTATTTCCATCCCATCTCACTTGAATAGTATCTCCAGCGTTGGCGATGTTGTTGGAGTTGGCTGACCTAGTAAGAGATACTCCAGTACTTGACTCAAAAGGACCACTACTACCATTACCATAAGTAATCTTATCATATTGAGTGCTAGTAATATTGAATACAGAGGGTCCAAAGTTATGGAAACCATCAGACGTTGATTCTGGTGATAACATCTGATTACCTGCAGCTGTTGCCAACCATGGATCTTCTAGTGTGAACCCATATGCCCAACCAGCATCAGGTGAAGTCTTAGTTCCAAAGTTATCCAGAACACCACCAGTTGTGGTAATCTTCATAGCAAATGCACCACCAATCATATGGGTGTAATTACCTGCGGGTTGATAAGAAGCAACACCAAGACCTGTTCCAGCTCCATAAGTTATTTCAGAGAACTCAGATGCTGGTTGAACAGCTGCTTCATCATAAACAACAGAATCTATAGATTGTGATTCAACAGCATTTGTAGAACCAACTGCGGTACCATCTACAGCTGCAGAGAAGTCTGCTCCACTGACATAGACATATGCCCAAGTACCAGCTACTGAATCATAGATAATCATTCTAGCATTATCACTATCCTTCAAGAACCACCAATAACTATCTGTTGCATTGAATAGAGCATTACCAGAACTTGCCGTTCCTGTGTCTATGTTTGCCTTGAAAGATTGTCTGGTGTAAGCACCATCAAAATCACCAATACTAGCATCAAGTGTGAGTGTTGAGTATACTTTACCATTTGTTAAAGCAGAGTTTTCAGAATGACCACCCTCAAAGTAATCACCATAAGTACTATTCACTCTTAAAGTACCACTACCTACATCAGTACCATCACTTGCACTTGCAACACTAGTCCACTGATAAATTCCATTAATGGAAGAGTTGCTACTATTGGTTCTGTAACCCCATAGCTGATTGTTGGTATTATCATAATACAATGCATGTTGTGTAGCAGTACTGAAGTTGGTATTGCTTCTATCAATTACATAATTTGCTCCATCATATGAAACAACTCCACCACTAACAAGTGAAGTGAGTAC